GCGGCACTTCCAACACCAACCCCATCATTCTGGACTCGCGCGGCGAAGCCAACATCTGGCTTGGCGAAACCTCCTATAAGTTCAAGCTGACAGACGCTGACGACGTAGAGATCTGGACGGTTGACTACATTACCGCGCCGACGACGGCATTGTCTCCGGTTCTCGCCGGTAACGTCACCATCTCGACCGACTCGTCTGGTGCGGCGTTACGCATCACGCAGACCGGCACCGGCCCGGTGCTGCTGGTTCAGGACAGCGCCAACCCTGACACGACGCCGTTCATCATCACGTCGTCGGGTCTGGTGGGCGTGCAGAACCTCAACCCTACGGCGGAACTGGATGTTGTCGGTACGATCCAGTCCACGTCTGACGGCTTCGCCCGCACGCAGATCACCGCCGATGTGAACGACTCGAAGATAGACGTTGTCGGCAACCGTAACTTCGTTGTGCGGACCAACAATAACACCCGCATGACGATCTCGGGCGCAGGCGCGACGACACTGGCCGGTGCTCTGACCGTGTCGTCCGGCGGCGCGGCGGTCACAGGCAACAGCACGGTGACGGGCACGCTGGGCGTTACGGCCAAACTGACGGTGTCATCGGGCGGGGCTGAGTTCACCGGCAACGTGCAGGCCAACAATAATCTTGACGTAACGGGCTCAATCACGGCAACCAGCTACACGGGCGCGTGGACGAATATCCCGGCTGGCACGGTCATGCTGTTCGTGCAGACGACGGCTCCGACCGGCTGGACCAAGTCGACAGCGCACGACAATAAAGCGTTGCGCGTCGTCTCAGGCGCGGCGTCCTCGGGCGGCACTGTGGCGTTCACGACGGCCTTCGCGTCGCAGGCTGTCACCGGCACCGTGGCGAGCTACACGCTGACGACAGCGGACATCCCGTCGCATAACCATAGCGCCAGCAGCTCGGTTAGTGATCCGGGGCACTCGCACACTTATGATAGGCCCACCAGCGGCGCATTTGCCGTTTCGGCCGGAGCATTCACCATCAATAACACAGGTATAGCTGGCGGATCGTCGACGGGCGGTTCTGGCACCGGCATTTCCGTCTCAACATCCATTGGCAACACTGGCGGCGGGGGCGGCCACAGTCACGGCTTCTCGGCTCCGAACATCAATCTTGCCGTGCAGTATGTGGACGTAATCATAGCAACGAAGAACTGACATGGAACTGAAAAACGGAACCTTTTGCCCGCTCATCAAAAAAGACTGTGTGCAATTGAAGTGCGCATGGTTTACATTGTTGCGAGGCACAAACCCGAACACGGGCAAGGAAGTCGACGAATGGATGTGCGCCATCACCGCCTTGCCTATGCTCCAGATTGAAGTCGCCAAGGAAGTGCGGCAGGGCGCAGCAGCGACCGAGTCTTTTCGTAATGAAGTAGTTGCTATATCATCCACCCCCGTAGCGCCTCTAATCGGCAGGAACTGAGACTATGGACCCGTTTACAATGGCCCTTTTGGGTAGCGGCGCTGCCAACCTCGGTTCGGCGTTCTTCGGTTCGCGTGCGTCCGGGCAGGCGTCGCAGGCGCAGGCACAGGCCGCCATGCTCGGCGCAGTGCTACAGGCGCAGGCGCAGGAGCGCGCCCGACAGGACGTGCTCGCGGGCAAGTCACAGGCTGAGCGCGCGCTGCTACAGGCGCAGCCACAGACGCTACAGGCGCTTCGGGAGTCTGCTGCGCGGGCCGAGGATGTGCGTCGTCAGGGCGCGGCAGAGGCTGAGCGCGCGTTGGTAGAGGGCCGCGAGGCCGCCATCCGACCGCTGACTGAGGCCGAGGCGCGACAGGAGCAGGTGCTGCGCGGTGCTGCGCGCGGTCAGCTCGGCGCGCTCGCAGGCGCTTATGGTGAGCAGCGGGGCTTCCAGCAGCCCTATCTTGGCGCGGGTGCAGGCGCGGTCAACCAACTGGCGGCGCTCTATGGCGTCGGTGGCGAGCCGACCGCGCAGGGCTATGGCTCCTTCACGCGTCAGCCGACGCTGGAAGAGCTACAGATGGACCCCGGCTATGCGTTCCGTCTGCGTGAAGGCGAGCGCGCGCTACAGGCGCAGCAGGCCGCTGGCGGTCGGCAGGTGTCGGGCGCGGCGCTGAAGGCTGCGACGCGCTACGGGCAGGAGGCCGGCAGTCAGGAGTATCAGAACGCCTATGCGCGGTTCATGCAGAACCGTCAGGCGACGCTGGCCGGGCTTCAGGGTCTTGCCTCGGGCGGTCAGGGCGCGGCGAACGTCATGTCGCAGGCGGCCGGTAATCTCGGCGCGGGGGCGGCTGGCGTGCTGGGCACGACCGGCGCTAACCTCGCGAACGTCTACGGCACGACCGGCCAGAACATCAGCAATATTCAGGGCGCTACCGGCCAGAACATCGCCGGGCTGCGCGGCGCGCTTGGCACGGGGCTGTCGGCTGACATCCTCGGGACCGGCCGCAACGTCGCGGATGTCTACTCTGGCCTCGGCACGAACATGGCGAACCTCGCGACCGGCACCGGCTCACAGATGGCCGGGCTGTCACAGGCCGGCGGGCAGGCGCTCGCGACCGGGCTGGAGAACGCGGCGCAGGCTCGCGCGTCCGGCTACATGGGCGGCGCGTCGGCGCTGTCGCAGGCGTTGGGCGGGCTCGGGCAGAACGCGATGCTGTATTCGCTCTATGGTGGCCAACCTATGGCGACTCCGACATTTAATAGAAACTACGGCATGAATTACGGCCCCCAGCTCTGAGGTTTTATTAATGCCTGTCGATTACACGATAGCCTCTCGCGTCCCGCAGATGTCGGGCGGCGGGATCGACCCGCTGAACATGATGGCGCAGATGCGCCAGCAGCGCATGTCTGAGGCACAGCTCGCGCGCATGGCGCAGAGCATGGACGTGCAGGATCTTCAGGCGCGGCTTGCGGCGCAGCGCGAGTTGCGGCAGGCCGAAGCGGCTGAGCGGCAGGCGCAGCTCTTCGGCAAGCAGTCAGAAGAGATCGATCAGAAGCTGCAAGCGGAAAAGATCAACGTCTACAAGAACATGTTCCAAAACTTCGTGAACGACCAGAAGTCGCTCGACAGTTTTGTAGCCATGATGGAGAAGGATTTCCCGCAAGGCGTCGCGGCGTTCAAGGGCAAGTCCTATTCGGACGACTGGAAACAGAGCCTGTTGAAGCCCGAAGGCGACTACATGGAGGCGGGCGGCGAGGTCTATCGTAAGACGGCGCGCGGTCTGGTACCCGCGCCAATTGTGCAGCCCGAAGCCATCCCCGGCCCGCGTCAGGATCTGACCACCGATCTGATTAAGCAGCGTGAAGGCTTTATTGAAAAGCCCAAGTATGACGTGAACGCTTACCGCGCCGGTTATGGCAGCGACACAGTCACGCTCGCGGACGGCACAGTCCAGAAGGTGACGCCCGGTATGCGCGTGTCGCGGGAAGACGCCGAGCGCGATCTTCAGCGACGCATCCAGACCGAGTTCGTGCCGAAGGCTGCGGCCAAGGTCGGCGAGGACGTGTGGTCTGGCCTGCCTGAGAACACTCGCGCGGCGCTTACGTCAGTCGCCTATAACTATGGCACGATCCCGAGCCGCATCGTCCCGGCGGTCCAGTCCGGCAACCCGGAAGCCATAGCGCGCGCTATCGAGAGCCTTGCAGACGACAACAAGGGCATCAACGCTGGCCGCCGTATGCAGGAGGCCAATATCGCGCGCGGCACGACCATGCCCGGCTCGCAGGCAGTCCCGGCGTTCGCCGCTGGCGGTGCGCCGTCGTTCATGGGTGGTCCTGAGATCCAGCCGCCGATCAATATGATGGCCCCGCCCCTGCCGCCTGCCAATGCCATGGCTGCGCCGCCGGCCGCCGCTCCTGCTGCTGCACCGCCCGTCACTGCGCCGCCGCCCATGCAGCCGGTCACGGTTGGCACGCTTAAGCAAATGAAAGGCCAAGCAAACATAGACAAGACGCTCGACAAGATGCTTGGTGTTTACCAGCAACTAGAGGCGTCTGGCGATATTATTAGCAGTGAAACAGCCGCGTCCGATCCGTTAGGAACTGTCGGACGATATTTGAAAAGCACGACTTTGGGTCAAGCGACGGAAAAGGCGCTCGGCACCAAGGCACAGGATAAACGCAACAGGATTGCTGCGTTGCGCGGGCAGCTCCTTCAGGACATTAAGGAGGCTACGGGCCAGACATCCAAAGAGTTGGACTCTAATTTTGAGTTGAAGATGGCTCTGGAGCGTCTTGGTGATCCCACCATGTCCATTGAGTCTATCCGCGCTATAGTGGGGGATCTATCCTCGCGGTATGGGACGGGTAAGATCGCCGTGCCAGAAGAAGCGCCGGCTGCTACGCCCCGCGCACCCGCGACCGGCACTGGCAAGACAATCACTCGACGCGGAACTTATAATGGCCGCCCTGTGGTTGAATACAGCGACGGGACCGTAGATTATGCCAATTGACCCTGCCAAAGTAAAATGGGACGACGACGGCCCTATTGATCCCAGTAAGGTGAATTGGTCGACCGGTGGTCTGACGGCCGGGCGCGCGGCGGAGGTCGCTGGCGGCGCTGTCGCGCCTATGGCTGCTGCGGCAGGGCTTGGCGGTCTGGTCGGTGGACCAGCCGGCGCGGCGCTCGCTGCCGGCGGTCTTGGCGCGGCGGATCTGGCGACGACGCTGTATAATCTGGCCGCCCCCAAGATCGGCACGTCGCAGGTGCGCACGCCGTCTGAGATCGTGCGCGGCTACCTGACCCCCGAGTCGTTCCGCCCGCGCACCGAGGCTGAAGAGCTGCTGGCCGCTGCGGCCGAGGGCGGCGCAGGCGCGCTGACCGGCGCTGGTGCTGCTAACGTATTGGCGCGGCGCGCAGCGCCGGGCGTCACCCGTAACGTGATGGCTACCATGGCCGAGCGCCCGTTGGTGCAGGCTGGCGCAGGCGCGGGCGCGGCTGCGGCTCCGGTCCGGGCTGAGCAGCTAGGCGTCGAAGACCCTTACGGGCTGCTCGCGCTCAGTGTTGGCGGCGGTTTGGCAGGCGCTCGTGGCGCGGCCGGGCTACAGCGCGGCGCTGAGTCGGCTCTGGCGGCCGGTCAACGTGGCGTCATGGGCGCATTAGGACAACCGCCATCTACTGACGCCCTAAAAGCGCGTGCTGCGGCATCTTTCGAACGCGCTACATCCTCCGGCGTCCAATATGACCCGCAGGCATACCAGAAGTTTAAGAGCGATTTGGCCAGCAGCCTAAAAGGATACGACCCGGAGTTCAGCAAATTCGCCGATGTTAAAGTAGCTATACGCCAGATGGAAAATCTGGACTCTCAGCCGCTTACTATGGAGCGGTTGCACCATATGCGCGAGACGCTAGGTATTCTGCGGACGGATAATGAAAAAGATGTGCGCCGGCTGGGCGGCATTCTGACGGACAAGCTCGACGCGTTCGTCACTAACAGCAAGAACGCGACCGGCGCGGGCGCGCAGGAAGCAGCCGATGCGCTGATGTCAGGCATCAAAGACTACCGCATGATGTCGAAGAGCAGCGAGATTGAGCGTTTGATCGACCGCGCCAATCTGTCCGGCGGGTCGGCGGAGAATATCGAGTCGCAGTTCCGTTCGCTCGCCAAGAACGAAGGCCGGATGCGTAAATTTACGCCTGACGAGCAGAAGATGATCCGTCGTATCGCGGATGGCAAAGAAGGCTCTTCGCTTGCCAATCTGGCTAGCCGCTTTGCGCCGTCGCGCAGCCCCACAATGTTGGGTCTGCAAGCTGTCGTAGGCGGGTATGGCTACGGTAGTGATGACCCTTATGCTCTTTACGGTGCGGGTGGCGCGGCGCTGCTAGGTGCTGGCGGGCGCGCAGTCCGTAACGCTCTGGCGCGCCGGGCGGCGGCCAACACGGCGGCCATGATGCGTGGCGCGCCGACAGCCGTTCCGTTCGATGTCAACACCCGTTCTCTGGCAATGCCACTGTTCGCACAGGGCGTAAATGCGATGGCTAACCGATGAGTAATGAAACGCAGATCTTCTTCGATGTGGCTGTCGCTGTCATCGGCGCGATGGGCGGCTGGATACTGAACACCGTCTGGAACGCGGTGAAAGAACTCCAGAAGGCAGACAAGGAGCTGGCCGAAAAGGTCGGCGAGATCGAGGTGCTGGTCGCCGGGCGCTACATGACCCGCGAGGAGTTCAACCACACGCTGTCTCAGGTCTTCGGCAAGCTCGACACGATCCGCGACATGATCGCGATGAAGGCCGACCGATGAACTTGGGCGTCTTCTTCGACGAGGTCCGCAACAGCCTGTTCGGTGGCAGGCTGACGCAGGATCAGGTCGAAGGCATGGAGAACATCATCCGCTACCGCGACGAGAGTTATCGCGGCATCACGGACGACCAGCTCGCCTATATGCTCGCCACGGTCAAGTGGGAGACGGCGCACACCATGCAGCCGATCAAGGAGTATGGCTCGCAGTCGTATCTGCGCTCGAAGCCGTACTTCCCCTACTACGGGCGCGGGCTTGTCCAGTTGACGTGGAAAGCCAACTACGAGCGTTACGGCATCGCCAACACGCCGGACAAGGCGCTGGAGTGGCCGACATCGCTCTATGTCATGTTCGACGGCATGACCAAGGGTATTTTTACAGGCAAGAAATTATCTGACTATATTGCGGACGGCCGACGCGACTACATCAACGCGCGTCGTATCATCAACGGCACAGACCGCGCCAAAGAGATCGCGGCTATCGCGGACGACTATCGCGCCGCCATCCTC